CTGCAAGTCTTGATGAATGGCTCTATAATGGGGGTCCATTTCAACTCATCATATTTCACTTCCTGATTGGTATTTACTGCTACATGGGCCGTGAATGGGAACTTTCTTATCGTCTCGGAATGCGTCCTTGGATTATGGTTGCTTACAGCGCACCCGTTGCTGCTGCTACTGCCGTATTCCTAATCTATCCCTTCGGTCAAGGTTCTTTTTCAGATGCGATGCCCCTTGGCATTTCAGGAACCTTTAACTACATAAACTAAACCAATGTGTAGTATAAATCGGGTGAAAACGGTGAAAGCTAAGTCTTATAGATATGCCAATACCGTGCTAAGACTTGAGTACACTCATGTAAAGTGTAGAGACTACTGGAGAGGTATAGCCCTCTTAATAACCAGAATCAGCGCCCGAGATTAATAGAAATTTCTATTAATTATGAGATAGTCCAATCCCTATGAAAACATAGGTCCCCGTTCTGCCTAATGGTTGGTATTCCAGGCAGAACACAATATCCTTCAACATCCTTTTCACATGTTGGGTGTGGCGGGAGTATTCGGAGGAAGTCTTTTCTCAGCGATGCATGGCTCGTTAGTCACTAGCAGCCTTGTTCGTGAAACAACCGAAAATGAATCTCAAAATTATGGGTATAAGTTTGGCCAAGAGGAAGAAACTTATTCAATTGTTGCCGCTCACGGGTATTTCGGTCGTCTTATTTTCCAATATGCGTCCTTTAATAACTCCCGTTCGCTGCACTTCTTCCTCGCCGCATGGCCTGTTGTGGGCATCTGGTTTACTGCTCTTGGTGTTAGCACTATGGCATTCAACCTGAACGGATTTAATTTCAATCAATCTATCCAAGATAGTCAAGGTCGGGTAATTAATACCTGGTCGGACGTATTGAACAAAGCTGGGCTTGGAATGGAAGTGATTTCTTAAATGTAGTCACCCTGGAATAGGAATATTCCTTGACGAAACTGGGTTAAACGGGGAAACTCTCAAGTAGACAATCCCGTACCAATCCGAAGAGGACATAGGTTCTTCGGCAGGTCTAACGACTAGGTAGTGAGTTCCAACAATAATCTACCCACGAATGCCCAGCATCCAGAACGGATGAAGAGATAGTCTGGACTTACTAGTGATAGTAAGAAGTAAGAAATAAAGAGTTCTTACGATAACAAACGACATGAGAGAAACGCCCACAACTTCCCATTAGAAAATCTAGTGGCTCTATCAAGTAATTGATAGATGAAACATCGGATGAATTGCTGGAAACCCTCCAAAACACTGGGCAATCAGCAGGTAAGCCTCAAGTACACTTGAGGAAACTTCAGAGACTACCTGAGGGGTTTAGTCCCCTTAATAACAGGAATAAGCGTCCGACACCTTCAATGGTGATGATATAGTCCACTCCATAAGAATGGTAAACTTATGGGCCAAGTGTAGATTTGGCTGCAGTTTCTACTCAAGAAATTGCTCTAAAAGCCCCAACTATTGGTTGATAAATAGTTACGGTTCATAGAACCATATCGGCAAAATTGGGAGAACTTCGGTTCTCCCTTTTTAATACGCACTAAATAGCAATGCCGTTAAAACTATGAACCCGTATGGACAAGGACTTATTGTATTCAAATTTACTGGTAGAAAGTGTAAGAAGTAAATCTACTGGTGAATTTCATTTTGTTTACGTTGTAGTTTCAGAAGAAAATCCGAACTACTTTTATTTCGGGAAGCATTCAACTCATAATTTAAACGATGGTTATCTTGGAAGTTCTTCTGATAGTAATTGGAATCTCTTAAAAAGAACTTTGTATCCTATAGCATTTTTTGAAACAGATAAAGATGCTGTTGATTATGAGACCATTGTTCTTCAAACTTACAATTTAAAAAACAATCCACTTTGCATTAACAAAACAAATAATGATTATGTGGAAGGTGGTTGGAACAGAGGAATAAGTATAAATCAACAACATAGAGATTATGCAAAGTATCTTTATGAGAATGAAAAACTTTCAATTACCAAAATTGCAAACAAGATTGGGCTATCAAAAGGTTCAATTATGGTATTATTAAAACAAGCAAAAGTAATTTTGCGAGAAAATAGAACTACATCTTATGGCGATAAGTATTGGAGAGAACACATTGCACAAGAATGTCAAAGAAGAGGATTGTCTGTAGTTTACATTCCATCCAGAATAACAAAATGGTCTAAAGTTAAAGTGTATTGTGATTGCGGTGGAGAAAGAGAAGTTCTAGTTACTGGATTAAAAATGGGACAAACTTGCTGCAGGCGTTTCTCAAAGCAAGGGGACAGAAATCCTATGAAAAGTAAGGTTCCGCCCAATAAAGGCAAAAAGTGTCCTGGAGTGGGCGGAAGAAAGAAAAAAGTTTTAAATTCTCTCAATTAACAAAATGCTCCAACTCCTCCTATTCTTTGAACTCTTCGGTATATTCATACTATCACTGTTAACCTGACAAGGGGTTCTCTTTTATTAAGAGAACCCCTAAAAATTTCACTTATGGGTTATTAACGTCAACCATAATTTTAGCTTTCTTCGCCTCAACGATACTCTCCAACCATTCATCACTCATAGCCTCTAAAACACATTCAGCCGACTCATAAGAATCAACGTAGCCTTCATTTACAAGATAATCTAAGACGTGTTCACGCATACCAGTTTCTTTATCTTGACGCCTTTGAGTGCCAATGGCAAATTTTAGTCTTTTGACCATTGCTTCTTTATGTGAAGGTACTTTAGGATGAGTTTCGCCCCAATTTAATTCTTTATTATGCTTCCAGTCTTTACTTTGATCGGGATTAATATAAGCTTCTCTACTCTTTGAAATACGAGTGGACTTCATCTCGTAAATGGCCACATAAGAATCATACAAATTAGAAAGTTCTCTAATGTCCATTTCACAAATTACTTATTAAGTCTATTTATCATAAACCCAACTTTTGTGCGGCTCTTTCCATTCTACTGGGAAGGGTTCTTTTTCTTGCTTCTTTTTTAATAAGCTCTGGATTCGCTCTTCGCTCTTGAGCATATTCAATGTCTCTCTGCCTTTGAGCCTCTCTTTCACGTTGGCGTGCTCGGGCTTCTTCTCTGCGGTCATTTTGGGCAGTTATTTTCTGAGCCGCGCCTGGAATTTTTCTGCCTCTAGTTGTAGCTCTAGTGGCTGCAATGGCCTCAGAAAGAAATTCTTCAAATGTCTTGTTTGGTTGCATCTTTTTTATTTTATTTATCTTTTGGTTGCCTGATATGTGTATCTCTTGTTGTAAAGTCTTTATTTCTTCCTTTATTAGACTTAAAACCAAAATTCTTATAAAATGTGTCTAACTTTTTCTTATAACCTGGAGCCGGGGCCTGATTTAAAGATACTTTGGAGCCCTGTTTATCTGCTAATCTTGTAACTCCTTTCATAACTCTACCACCAACACCTTTGCCCCTCAAATGAGACGGCACAAATAAGTCGTGAACTCTTATGTGGTCTTTATTTTGAGTTGCATATACGTTGACTCCCTTATAATTTGGTCTTCTTTCCCAGTTTTTACTGATAGTTTTTAGGGCATCGGATTTTGGTTGATTTGCCTCATTCAGAAATTCTTCAAATGTCTTCATTCTACTTTACCCATCATACGATTTGTAACGGGGTTCATTTTACTGGCATTAGGAAGTAGCTTTTTATATAACTTAGCCCTGGAATTTCTTCCGGCTTTTTCTGGACCGCCACTTTGAGTTTGACCGGGTTTTCCAATAACAACATCACCAGACTTTCCTCCGGCTTTTTTAATTTCTCTTGGAACATTTCCAACAGCCTTTTTAAGATTTTGAGTTCTCTTTTTAATGTTCTCAAAATCACCATGTCCTCTTTCTAAATTTGGGACAATATCAGTAGTGAATACGGTTCCTTTCGGGTTTCTACGATTTTTGGTTATTTGTTTTCTTAGCTGATTTGCCTTAAACGCTCTTTCTGAGTTTTTAACGACTACATTTTTTCCATTAATAGTATTGACCTTTGGGGTTTCACCTGCAGCATAATGTGCTGGATTTTTATATTTTCTAATTTCTATTGAAACATCATCAGGATCTGAAGTGGTGTGAATATGTTCATCGCTTCCACCACGAATTTTGGCTCTAGTTCCCATTCTCCGTTTTAGAATTTTTGATAAATTCTCGCCTCTTTGCTGTCTTCGTTCCTTTGAGCTACGGGGGCCGTGCTTAGCCTCGTTTATAAACTGGTCAAAAGTTTTCATTTGGAATTTCTAGCTACTTTTTCAATAAAACTCTCACTCATAACACCAAGAATTACTTTCAAGGATTCTTGAGAATCAACCAATCCTTCATTGAATAAAATGTCTGCAATGATTTCTTTATACTCTTTCATCAGCTTATCACGCTCATTCTTAAATTCCTTTTCCGCCTCATCAGTCTGCGTTCTATTAGTCTTTCCATACGAGGGTGGTTTGCTCAATTTGGCAGACTTCTTGGCAATGAGTCTCTTTAACTCGGCGGTATCAATAGGCATTCAAACACTCTTAGTTCTTCAAATTATTTATGATTGGAGAGCACCTATATAGGACGCATTATTGCAAAAGCGAACAATATGGCCAAGGGGTTTCAAATTAAAGAGAGGCAACCAACTGTAGTTGAGCCTGAATGGGATTATAATAAGATCAAGCAAAAGATGCAGGGGAAATCTATAGTTTTATGTCTACCTGGAAGAGGTTGCTCTTATAACTTTCTGAAAAATTTCGTGCAGTTGTGTTTTCAAATTGCCCAGAATAATATGCAATTGCATATTCAGCAAGATTATAGCAGTATGGTAAATTTTGCTCGTTGTAAGGTTCTCGGGGCTAATGTACTCGCTGGTCCACATCAGGTTCCCTGGCAGGGCCAAATAGAATATGATTATCAAATGTGGATTGATAGCGATATTGCATTCACACCGGAGAATTTTTGGCAATTATGTGATCTTGCTCTACCAGATGAGGCGGTTACATACGATGAGGTGCGAGATGATGATGGTAAACTACTAGGATTACATCAACATATTGATCAATCTAAGACTAGGGCAATTGCATCTGGTTGGTATTCAACCGAGGATCGTGAACATACTGCCTGTGCATTTTGGTTAGAATCAGATGAATTTGTCAAGAACAAAGGGATGATGAATATGGAAAAGATTGAAACAATGCTATCGCGCAAGAAGCCATTTACTTGTGATTATGTTGGTGGGGGCTGGCTGATGGTTCAAAAAGGTGTATTTGAGAGTATGGAATATCCCTGGTGGCCGCCGTTGCTCCAGACCTTTAATAATGGTGAGATTGTTGATTATTGCGGTGAAGACGTTGGCTTCTGCTTGACCGCAAAAGAAAAAGGGATTCCGGTGTGGGTAGATCCACGAATTAGAGTTGGCCACGAAAAGACGTTCGCAATTTGAAAATGATTAACATTCTATACGACGGGAAAGTAATTCATAAACAAGTAACAGAAGAAGAATCTCTTGTTATTTTAGTTGAATTAGCCGAAAAAGCCTATAAAGGCGAAATTGACGAAGACAAAGTAGATTTTAATTACGTTTAGGAGAAAAACCATGGCAGCAAAGACAAAGAGTTCAAGCGACATTCAATCTAGACCAAAGAAGTCCAGACAAGGCGATGGAAAGCATACAAAATATGCTTCTACTAGCTCAAATAAGGCCCGAAAGCGTTATCGAGGTCAAGGTTGACATTAAAAAAGCCCCCGATTTGGGGGCTTTTTGCTGCAATCAACAATTAAAAATCTCAATCTAAATCACTACTTCTAAGTCCATACCTACGTTTTAGTTTTGCGCTAATTTGGTACGCACGCTTGTCTACTTTTTTCTGCCTCAAATCTTTCGCGGCAGCAAGGCGATCCTGACCTGATAGATTTTTTGCTGGACTCGTTGCGCGAGTTGTATTTAGTTGCCGATTCTTCCCGGTAGGTGAAGTGACGCTCATCACAACTTTCTTTTCTTCAACAATAGCATCAACCCAACCCTCGCTCATATGAGCCATCATAATCTCAGCATTTTCAACTGATTCGCAAAGACCTTCATCAAGAAGATATTCTAGAACTAGATCATATAGATCGGTGGATTCATTGGTAGATCTCAGTTTTGATTGTGATTCCTTTTCAGTTTTATATTCATCAGGCTCTCCAGACTTTTTTGACTTGGATCGTGCAGTTGTCCTTTTTACAAATTCTGCACCAACTTTAGCCATTTTAGGGTCTCTATAACCATGAGGATCTTCTTTCGTGCCCATCCCCATGCCACCCCGTTTTGAGAGTTTGGCTAAATATTCTTTTCTATTGAATTTTGGATCGGTATAGCCCTCTTTCATCTCATCAAGCTCCTCTACTTCTTCATTATAAACACTTCTATAAGATTCATACAAACCCTTAAAATCTACGCTTTCCATTTTAGTTTATCAATGTAACATTATTTAGCTAAATAGGATCAGTCAATTGATAATACAATGGAACAACCAAAATTAATCCGAGAAGTGGATAGTGAAGAATTCATGGAATCTTCTCTAGAAGAAGAAACAGAGTTATTTGAACGCAAAGAAACTAAAGATAGAGAAAAAGTTCTACTTGGCTAATAAATAGATTATAACGATTGTTTTATAATAATGGCATTAGAGCGAATAAGTCAATCTTTCAAAGACCTTTCTTCTTCCTTTAAGGTTAGCCCTTTAACGTTTGATATTATTGCTCTAAAAAATGAAACAGCAATATCCCGCTCTATTCGTAATTTAGTCTATACATTACAAGGTGAAAGATTTTTCCAAAGTAATCTTGGTTGTAGTGTATCTAGAAGCTTATTTGAAAATCTAACAGATTCAACTGCCTCTAATATTCAAAGTGAAATTGATAATACAATCAGGAACTATGAACCCAGGGTATCATTATCATCTGTTGACGTAAATCCTAATTATGATGAAAATGCCTACGATGTTGTCATAAGATACAATATTATCGGAATTGATGCCCAGCCTCAACAATTATCCTTTGCTCTTCAGCCGACACGTTAATGGCTACATCACCCATAGTCAACTTTACCACATTGGATTACGACCAGATTAGGGTAGCTCTTAAAGAGTATCTAAGGTCTAATTCAAACTTTACCGATTATGATTTTGAGGGTTCAAATCTATCGGTAATTATAGACGTTCTTGCATATAATACATACACAAATGCCTTCATTGGAAATATGCTTTCCAATGAGGCATTTCTTGATAGTGCGACTTTAAGAGAAAATGTCGTTTCCGCTGCCAGAGAAATCGGCTACTTGCCGAGGAGTTCTACAGCGGCGCGGGCTAATATTTCGTTTTTTGTTGATACTTCCTCTTTTTCAAATAAGCCAATCTCATTGACCCTAAAGAAGGGCCTGGTGTGCTCTTCTCTGGCGTTCGGAAATGAATCTTATACCTTTTCGGTTGCCAACGATATAACAGTACCCGTTGTCAATGATATTGCACTATTTGAGTCTATCGAGATAATTGAGGGTTCGTTCGTAATTAATAACTTTACCGTTGAATCTTTGAATCCAGCACCACCACAAAGATATATTTTAGATAATCCAAAAATTGATACTTCAACCATAAGAGTAACCGTAAGAGATAGTATCTCTACATCAACCTCAAATAAGTTCACTTTTGCCGACAATCTTTTTAATGTAAATTCTACCTCAAAAATATTTTTCATTCAAGAAATTGAAGATCAAAGATATGAACTCATTTTTGGAGATGGTATATTTGGGGTTAGCCTAAACAGCCAAAATTATATTGAGGTTTCTTATGTTACAACTAATGATTCTGCTGCTAATGGTGTATCTTCTTTTTCGTTTATTGGGAGACTTGTAGATAATAACAACAGTTCTGTGACATCTGGTGTTTCTGTAATTACGACAAACATTGCATCAAGTGGCGGCAAAGAAATTGAATCTATCAATTCAATTAAAAAACTTGCACCTAAAAACTATGCAGCTCAAGGTAGGTGTGTAACTCCCGAGGATTATGAAGCTATCATCCCCAGAATTTATCCAGAGGCCGAAAGTGTGACAGCATATGGTGGAGAAACTTTATCACCACCTCAATATGGTAAAGTATTCATTACTATCAAACCATTTTATGGTAATTTTGTGCCAAATAGCATTAAAGATAATCTCAAAAATAAGTTAAAGCATTATGCGGTAAGCGGAATAGTTCCCGAGATTATTGATCTAAAATATCTCTTTATTGAAATATTCAGTAACGTATATTATAATCCAAATCTTGCTCCATCCCCTGAATATGTTAAAAGTATAGTATCGGATAACATCCAGAGCTATTCAAAATCATATGAACTAAACGGATTTGGGTCTAGATTTAAGTATAGTAGATTTCAAAAATTGATTGATGACAGTCATGCATCTGTAACATCTAACATAACAAAAATTCAATTAAGACGGGATGTAAGAGTAGTTCTGAACACTTTTGCAAATTATGAAACTTGCTTCGGAAATTCATTTCATATTAAAAATATCAATGGCTACAACATAAAGTCGTCTGGATTTACGGTCAGCGGTATTTCCGACACCGTTTACATATCCGATAGACCATCGGATGAATATACGGGCACGCTATTTCTATTCACCAATAAAGATGCTCCACTAGTCATCAGAAATAATGTTGGGACCATTGATTACTCAACAGGAGAGATTAAAATAAGTTCAATAAATATTTTATCAACCATTAAAAATAATATCATTGAAATTTCAGTAATTCCGAAATCAAACGATGTTATAGGTTTACAAGACCTATATCTTCAAATGGATCTCAATTATTCTACGATAAATATGGTTTCAGATGATATATCTTCAGGTGGTGATATATCAGGTTCAAGCTATATTACATCTTCAAGTTATCTAAATGGAAATTCAACGCGATAAAAAATGAAAGTTAAAATAAGCTCTATCGTTGGAAGCCAGATTCCTTCTTTTCTAAGAGAAGAATCACCACTATTGGTGGATTTTATGCGCCAATATTTTGTTTCAGGTGAATATAAAGGTGGACCGTTTGATTTAATTCCTAATATTGATCAATATACAAAATTAGAAAATCTAACAAACAATATACAATCATCATTCTTAACTACAGATATTTCATTTACTGATACCGTTATTACAGTAACCTCAACTAAAGGTTTTCCAGAATCATATGGGCTATTAAAAATTGATTCCGAAATTATTACATATACTTCAAAAACTGATACGACTTTCAACGATTGTGTAAGAGGGTTTTGTGGTACATCGAATTATAATTTAGAATTTTCAACAACAGAATCTTCTAGTCATCTAGACAATGCTATTGTAGAAAATCTTAGCGTTCTTTTCCTTAACAGATTCTTAGAAAAGCTCAAGAAGCAGCTTATTCCAGGGTTTGAGGGTAGAGAATTCACTGATGAATTAAACCAGACAACTTTCATTCAAAGGTCAAAAGATTTCTATGCCACCAAGGGTACAGATAAGGCATTTGAGATACTTTTTGGGGCTCTTTACGGTGAACCCGTACAAGTACTAAAGCCAAGGGATTATCTTTTTACCCCATCTGATGCCGAATATAGAGTATCAAAAGATTTAGTTGTTGAGTCTATCTTTGGCGACCCGACTCTTCTGGAGAACAGAACATTATTTCAAGATGAAACAGAGTATTATAATAAAGCTACTGGATCGATTAGTAAGGTAGAGAAAATAAATCGCGGAGACAAAACCTACTATATTATTAGTCTAGATTATGATTTTAACCGAAATACGAGTGAAATCGGAGAATTTTCAATTCATCCTAAAACTCAACTGACAAGCTCTGCGCCTATTGGTTCCACAACCTTAGATGTAGATTCTACAGTTGGATTTCCACAGGCAGGTTCTTTGCTATTGAGCGACAATTCAGTTCTAAACTATACCTCAAAATCTATAAACCAGTTTTTCGGATGTTCTGGCATTTCATTTAATCTAAATGCCGGCGATACAGTTGCGGTAAATGCCTTTGCATATGGTTACAGCGGCCAGAATACCTCAGATGTTGTGAGTGTTCGTGTAACTGGAGTTATTGGTGATTTTGAAGAAATCGTTAATGCCTACCAATTAAATGTTGGGGATGATATAAGGCCAAAATCTTTAGGGAAATTGAGTAATGATATTCGGTCAAAAACTTGGCAATACAATATTCCAAGCTGCTACATTTTAGAATCAATAAGGCTATTGGATTCGCTAACGGGACAATATGAAGTTAAAACGATTGATGAAAATTCCCTAAATGCTGGCGATATAATAAAAATTTTCTATAAAAATGGAACAATTATACGAACCCCAATCTATTCTAAAATAAATTTCAATACGTTTATTGTCCAGGGGCAGGGTGAACTCGTTTTCTCAAATATTGACTATATTGAGAGAGAAATTACTAGGGCAGCAGCCACAAATTTTCCAGATGTTAGCAATTATCTGGCGAATGTTCAAAATGTTTATGTTGATTCTTCTGAAAACTATTACGTTTCCACGCCATCCATTCCGGGTTATTTTCAAGAGCCATTGGAAGTAAATGCTCGGGGGATTATTTTAAATGGCACCTTTAATGGAACCGTAATAAACTATACAAATCATGGATTCTATACTGGCGATGTGGTAATTTACGATTATACTTCTAGCAATCTCGGAATCGCAAAAGGTATCTATTATGCCAAGAAAGTCACAAAAGACTCCATATCATTAGCGACAAGTAGAACAAATTTAAAAGCTGGGGTTTTCGTTAGTGTTCGGGGAACCGTAACGAACAACACTCTTTCGTATAATGATTTTTTCGGTAAAACTTTAAACCATCAAAAGCTTTTCAGAAAAATCACAAAACCAATTCCAACAGTAACACCTACACCGACGCCGATTGGAAATACTGGTATTCTGAACAACGGTGTTGAAATTTTAAACTATAAATCACAGGATGCTGTATTCTATGGACCTATAGATTCCATTGTCGTCATCTCTCCTGGATCGGATTATGATGTTATCAATCCCCCACTAATTGAGATTACCGATGAAACGGGTTCTGAGGCTCTAGCCAACTGTGAAGTGACCGGATCTTTAAAGGAAATTAGAATCTTAAATCCAGGTCTTAATTTTAATTCTGAGCCATCCATCACTATTTCAGGCGGTAATGGTAAAAATGCCAGGGCCAGGGCCGAAATTAGTCTTTTTGAGCACTCTGCTAGTTTTGAGTCTACCTCAATTGTAAATAATGTCATCGGATTTAGTACATTTCACGGATTTAACAATGCAGAAAAGGTAATCTTCAAGCCAGATGGTTTAACCAAAGTTACTGGTATAACAACAAATTCTCAATATTTTACATCTACGGTGGATGCCCAGAGTATCAAATTGCATAAGATTTATTCTGATGCAATTTCGGGCATCAACACTATTACCTTAATTCCAAGTGGAATAGCTAACCATAGAATCGTTTCAGCTTCACCTAAAACAAAGGTTTCATCCGTTAATATAGTTGATCCAGGAGAAGGCTATAAAAATCGTAAAGTTTCCGTTGACTATAGGGGAATTAGTATTGAAACAAATATAATCAATAAAGGTGAGCATAACTTTAAGACTGGTGAGTTGATTGTTTATGAAGGTTATACTGACGCTCCAATTTCAGGACTAGCCACAAATAGGAGTTACTACGTTACGGCAATAAATGAAAATAGCTTCAAATTGTCAGAAGTTGCACCAAAGGTTCCAGATTATTATTTTAAGACTGGCCAATTCGTAACTCTTACAAATTCAGGCACTGGAACACATTATTTCAACTATGAACCTATTATTGTAACTATTGATGGAATTTCTGGAATTGGCACTCACTTTTCAGCCAAAATTCAGCCAATTTTCCGAGGTGAAATTACTTCAGTATTAGTTGAAAATGGCGGGAAAAAATATGGCCAAGAAGACATTTTAAATTACAATAGGCAACCAACGATTAACTTCAAGAGTGGCGAATCGGCACAATTACAGGCAATTGTAACCGGTGGGAAAATAACCCAAGTATTAGTAATCAATTCTGGTGTAGGATACAACTCTCCTCCAGACATTACTATTGTTGGTTCCGGTAGAGGTGCAAGATTAACCCCCATTATTGAAAATGGTGAGATAAAGGAAGTAAAAGTTATCAATTCCGGTTATGATTATGATCCAAGAAATACTTACTTAACAGTAACCCCCGCCGGTTATGGTGCCAAAATTAGGGCCAATATAAAAAGATGGACTGTTAACAATATTGAAAGACTATTTCAGACAAATAAAATTGTAGATGATGATGGAATTATCTCAAAGAGTATAAATTCAGACTACGGGTTACAATATACTCATGGTTATGCCCCAAGAAAGTTGAGGGGAATCCTATCGGCATCGAAATATATTGCAGGTAATTTAACATATCAACCTGATTTACAGTTCGTAAATGGAACAGAAAAGGTATCAGATTCTCACTCCCCAATTTTAGGATGGGCATATGATGGAAGCCCAATTTACGGACCATATGGTTATGAAAGACAGACAGGCGGTGCCGTAAAATGTATAGAAAGTTCTTATCAAATTGTAATAGACGCAAACAGACCGAACCTAACTCTATATCCCCAAGGATTTTTTGTTGACGATTACCAATTCAAAAATACAGGCGATTTAGATGAGCACAATGGCCGTTATTGTGTGACACCAGAATTTCCTAATGGAACATATGCGTATTTTTCAACGATTTCTAACAGTGCATATGAAACTGTTGGGGCATTTGCAAATTATTTTAAGCCGGCCTTTCCATATTTTATAGGAAATACATACCATTCAAAAGTTGTAGATTTTAATTTTATTTACTCGTCAAATCAAGATTTAATTGATTTAAATGGCACTGGTTGGTTGAGAAATGTAACCCCGTTTGCATTTAATTCCAAAAATAGTTTCTACAAATATCTCGTTCAACCTTTCAGCCAATATGAACAAACCTCAACAATAACGAGCATACTT